ATGAGTAGTGACAGTCAAAAGGAAAAAGAATTACTGTTCTATGCGTGTAGAATAAAATATTATAAATTATTAAAAGACACCCTAACTGTCAAGGCTGGAGCCATCTTCAAAGAGGATGGGACCTTTCACGATGAGAAAAGATTGGTTCAAGTTACCAAAGATGAGTGCATGTTTAGTCCATGGGTTATAGTTAGAGACATCAATAACTTTGATGAATGGTTTGAAGAAATCCATAAAAAAAATGAAAGATGGAGGGGAAAGCTTGGTGAGACATATTGGTTCTTAAGTGATAACGGTAGTCTGTATTTCAAAACTGAAGATGGTAGCAAGATTGATAACTATCGTTATCGAGTGGGTAATTATTTTAAGACCATAGAAGAAGCCAGAATCTACAAGAAATACCTCCTCGCTCGCCAAGTACTCTTAGATGACGCAGAGGGCGGAAAATTTGTGCCAGGTAGTAGTAATAATTGGTATAACTCCTACTGTTTATGTTTAGAAGCATGGAGTACTTTCTCTACGTGGTATTACTACCCAGGGGCAATTTATTTTAAGTCAGAAGAGGCACTTCTAAAATCTCTCAAAGAGCATAAAGACCAATGGGAAATTGTTCGTAAGTATGAGATGGGGGAGATGTAATGATAACACTTATATTAATACTAATCCTGGCTATCGCAATTATATCTGTGGTTGTCGATAATAAAAGCCGATACGGTAATGATACAGCTGAATTCATATTTGAGATATCAGTATTCTGCTTAGTCATTTTTTTGATACCATTCATAGCACTCCTAGTGTCTGTCTCAAACGGCTCAACGATAGACTCTAGAATTGAGTTATACCAGTCACAGAACACTGAGATTGAGTCTAAGGTCCAAGCCACAGTTGCAAGCTATTTAGATCACGAAAAACAAGCTTACAAAGACCTCAAGCCTGACAATGCCATTGCTGTTGTATCGGCATATCCCGAGCTTCATAGCAATGAATTAGTTAAGAAACAAATTGAAGTTTATGAAGATAATAATAAAAAGATTTTAGGGCTAAAAGAAGAAAAATTAAACCAGTCAGTATATAAATGGTGGTTATTTTTCGGGAGATAAGAAAATGAGAATTAGGAATCACGGAAGCTTTTGCACTATATTTGGAAAAGGCATATCATTTGGAACTTGTGAAAAATCAATAGCAATAGAGAAGATTAAAGAGGCTGGTGGAAATCCAGAAAAGTACCCACTATTCTTGGAGGCATTAGATAAGCAAAATAAGCGTAACCCAGAGTTTGCTTTTCAAATTGACCCTATTTGTATGTTTATATTTGACGCCGATAAATATCCAGAAATAGTTAAAGAAGTTAGGAGATAAAGATGGAAGCAAGTGGTATTTGGGAACCATATTTTAAGCCTACTGCCAGAGTTCATAGTTCGGGGTTCAGATGCTTCGAGTGTGGATATTTGCAGATAGGCGATAAAAATAAAGCAGTTAAGAAAGTTGTAATCGCAACAGGGGTCGACCACATTATGAATTTCGAGTGGCCAGGGGGGGCACAAGAAAATCACCCTGATTTTTTTAAAAACGGGGGAAAACGAATTTTTAACAATGTGAAGCGCCCCTACTGGTCTATCCTTGGTTTTTCCGACGCTCATATCACGGCAATTGAAGAAAACGCCTGGCCTAGGTATGAAAATCTTGATGAAATCTGGGAAAAGCAAGAGGAGAAGAAAAGATGAGTGAAATAAAATACAGGGTTTGGAGTAAAAAGCAAAAGACCTATGATTATGAACATCCATTTAATAAGCCAGGGGACTTCTATATTACTCAGAATGGTGTTCTGTTCTCGGATTATGGTAATGCCATAACTCCAGAGGTCAAGCAAGATAATTTTATTATTGAACAATCCACCGATATTAAAGATAAAAACGGGAAAATGATACATGTTGGCGACATAGTCAAAATGAAATTTCCCTATGACAAACGATTCATCGGCAGATTCGTTGTAATAAAAGACCCCAATAGTCCACGAATTGGCTTATTGGACGAAACAAAAACCGATGAAATATTTAACCTGTATAATCATATGTCTAATTATTACGAGGTTATCGGGAACATTAACGAGTAGGATATAGATGAATTATGTCTAAAGATATAAAAGCATACTGCTGTGAATGTGGTAAAGAAATCGAAGCGGATATTGTGGGTGGAGATATTATCTACCCACACCGTAAAGACCTCTATCCTAAGAAGTTTTACATGTGTCCTCACTGCCACAATTACACTGGGGTTTATCAAGGAGAAGAACCGGTTATACCTACCAAATATATCCGAGAATGTAGGCACACTGCTCATAGAGCCTTGGACAAAATTTGGCACAATAAAAAATTGAAGAATAAATATTACGCCTATATGAATGAGCAATTCAAGAAAGTATTCCACTGGGGTGAGGTAAGAAGTGAAGAAGAAGCAACGAAAGCTTTAGAGGTAACTATGGATTATCTATCGAGCATAAAGTAAGGACAAAAATGATGCGAAAAAAAGAATTTACAAGAAAGATAAAAGAAGCGAGGGGCATTGTTGAGCTTCAAAGAAAGAGTATCACCGATGAATACATGCGTGGACTTTATAACGGTATGGAATTAATCCTATCAATTTTCGAGTCTCGTGAACCGAAGTATATAGAAACTAAATTAAAAGAAAATCTTAATGAAAAAGAATGAATTTGATGTACCAGTAGATTGGGGAAAGCTTAGCTCCCATAAACCTGCTAAGCATTCCAAGAGCGATAAGCAAATCTACTGGGCTAAGATTCGTATGGCGAGCAAAAAGAAGAAGTTTAATATTGATGAAGAGCAAAATGAAATGGAAGAACAATGAACGAAGTTAGCCTCTGTAAGAATTGCTGGTGTATGACCCATACGATTAACGGCAAGTGTGGTAAATGCGGAGTTAAAAAGGTTGGTATTGAATGATAACAAGAGACGATATTAAAAAAGTATTAAAAAAATATAGCGAAGAGATTAGATACAATACGTCATCCTCTATATTTAGTGAAAGAAGCCTAGGCAACGCGATAAGAGAGAGGGATTACGACAAAATAGCAGATGAACTATGTTTAAAGGTTCTTGATGGCCTCATGGAAAATGCTAGGTTGGAAGCTGAGCTAGAAATATATCGAACGGTTATCGAAAAAAGCAATTTTAAGATGATTGTTGAGGAAATTAAGAAAGGAGAAGAAAGAAAATAATATGGCGTATAGAATTACACTACACACGGTAGATGACTTAGTAAGGTATCTATCTAGACCAGAAATGAAAGGCAAGCCACTATGCCAAGTGATAACAGTGACAGTTAACATGGGCGGGGGTGGAGCGGATATGAGAAAGGTATATTTTAACCAGTTAGATGCTTTCGCATGGAATTCCGATAATGAATTAGAGGTTGAGATATGAGAGAAATAGGATATAGGGCATGGCTTAAAGAAGAAAAAAGATATGTCTACCCTAAGTTGATATTAAATGATTTTGGTTCCGTAGTAGAGGTTGCCTATGATGATATTGACATACTCACCGACGAACTTATAGAACATAGACTTATCATTGAAGATGTCGTACTTGAACAATTTACTGGTCTTAGAGACAAGAACGGTAAAAAGATTTATGAGGGGAGCTTAATAAAAGAAGTTGTTTATGAAAATAGGTTTGTTATTTGGGAAGTAAGATGGCATCAAGATGAATGTTGTTTTGAACTTCATCGTATTAGAGGGGGTTACTATGGCGATAGTTTGTTGGGTGGTGATGGCTCTCAATACGAAATTATTGGTGACATCCATCGTAACCTTGAATTGTTAGAGGAGGCAAAATAATGTCATACACAGGTCATAAAGATAAGCATATGGCCAACAATGAAAACATCGTCGATTTTATCAGGTTTGATATGGAGCAAGATAGTAAACTTTTTGGCAATGTTCCATTACCAACCAGAGAGCAAACGGCCCTAGTAATTAGAGCTTTAAGAATGCATTCTCTTTTAACATACGCTTCGGAATATGATACCTCAGAGTTATCTAAGCCTGATGAAGTTACTAGATTTTGGCCAACCCTATCAAGTATTGGTAGATTTTTCCGAGACGCACCGTTAGAGGTGTTGGAAAAATATGAATTAGAACATATGGATGACTAATATGAGAGACTTTATCGAACATTTAATAGAAAGTACATTTATAATAATCATCCTAATATCAGCGCTAGCAGGGATTATATTGCCGATAATGTTGGTGGTGTGGCTAATTAAGGTGATTACAATATGAGACGAATCCCGAAATATAATTCTGAGCATAATCTCTATGAGCGGATCGCGCGATACTTGCAGCAACAGTACCCAGACGTAATCTATCGCTTTGATCTCGCCGCAGACCTTAAACTGACGCCTGGTCAGGCGGCGAAACATCATAGGTTACATCCGGAAAGGGGCTATCCGGATTTATTCATCGCAGAGTCAAGTGAAAATATAAATAGCAAAGACTGGAACGGCATTGTGCGTGAGTGGGGATTTTATTTCGGACTCTATATTGAAATTAAAAAAGACGGCACCAAATTAAAACGCGATAAAGATGCTAAAAAGCCCTTGAAGGGCGAAACTAAAATCCGGAAAAAGGGAGATTGGTTTGATAAGCATATTGAAGAGCAGGCCGAAATGCTCGAAAAGCTACGTGCGAGGGGTTATAAAGCTGAATTTGGGGTTGGGCTTGAGGAATGTAAAAAGATAATTGATGAATATTTAAGGAGTTAAAATGTATGCTAAAACTGACCACAATTAATCAAATAGTCGAAGCAATACTGTCTCAGGCACAATCAGATACTAAACTGCCTCATGAGGATGTTTCGAGAGGCAACGTTTAAGCGAATGGCGAACGAAGCTACAATCATCCTCAAAACAGCCATGATATGCGAACATAGCGGAATCGATGAAGCGATGAAGTACTATAACGGTACGCATTCTGAAGATGAGTATCAGGAATACAGAACTAGCGTAATATCACCGGATTAACGCTTCAAACCCGAAATAGCCCCATGCTGAGAGGGGGCTATTTTTATGGCTTAAAATTTATGCTTATGTTTGGTATAATATAGTTGCAAAACACGGATTCCCGTGTTTTTTATTTTTCTATTAATGTTAAGAATTGAGAATGAATAAAAAAGTAGTAAAATCTACTGTCAAGCCAACTACAAAAAGTGGACACAAACTAACACCTCAGCAGGAGCTATTCTGTCAATTGTATGCAGGTGATAGAGAGTTTTTTGGGAATGGAGTCCAGTCATATATTGAAGCTTATAATGTCGATACCAGTAAGCCTGGGTGGTATACAACTGCTCGGGCTGGTGCACATGAGAACCTCACAAAACCTCACATTTTAGAACGAATCGATGAAATTTTTGAAGCCCATGGTCTTAATGACCAATTTGTAGATAAGCAGCTCGAAAAACTTATCATACAGGACGCAGATTTTAATGCCAAGATGAAAGCTATCGCTGAATATAACAAACTGAAGTCTCGTATTACGGAAAAACGCGATATTACGTCTGGTGGTGAA